CTCAGATAACTTATATGAAAATGTAATATCTGCAAGAGATGTAGATAAGTATTATAGAAACTATTTTAATAGTTCAAGTTCGCCAGTTCCCTGCTTCCTAAATGATAATATTACTTATCAATTATTCCATTCTACGTCTACTGAAAGAAAAACAAACGATCAGGATCTTTATGGAGTAAATTTCATTGATTCATCTAAGACTACAGAGTGGTGAGATGTTCCTGGTAATGATATATTTGCAAAGACTTGTTTCTATTCATTAGATAATGATGAGCAAAGTTTAGAAGAAATTAAATCGACATTACTATTTTATAATGGCAATGTAGAGATGAAAGATATTGATGGCAATCCTATTACATATTGGATTACTGATGATGTTACAGAAATGTCTGTATTAAATGATTCTGAACCTTGCTATTTATATACTACTAGAGAAACTAATGAAGCTGGTGCTAAGATTGCAATTAAAAGAACCTCTTTACCACAATTCATAAGATATAATATATCAAGTAATTATGTAATATCTAGTTGGGATTTTGGATTACCAAGAGAAATTTATATAGATAAAATTGCATATCCAGAACAAAGTGTTATTTATTCTCAATTCTGGAAAGAGTTCTATACTGATCAATTTGATGTTAATACTAAGAAAGTTACTTGTTTTGTAAAATTAAATGATTTACAAGTAAACTTTGATATGTTAAGACAGTTTTACTATTTTGAAGATAGTTATTGGGTATTAAATAAGATAGATGCTTATGATGTTAATTCTGATGCAACTACTAGATGTGAATTTATAAGAGTTCAAGACATCAATAATTATATAGGAGGAGTATCTACTTTAGGTAAATACATAGAAGTAAGTGACCCAGAAGTTACTGTAGGGTATGAAGCTGGAAGTAAAGTTGTAACTATAGAATCTAATGTTCCTTGGAAAGTTAGTTGGTATAATAATTTGAAGATTACAAATATTTCACCAATGGAAGGATTACCTGGAATTAGTACTATGACTATTGAATATAATGAAAATCCTAAATATATTGAAGATAACTTCTATCTAAGTTTAGTAGCTCAATCTGATATTTATGAAAGATTAGGACAAGTATATTTTTATCAAACTCCTGATCCATCTAAATCAGTAAAGCTTTCTGGAAAAGTAACAGATGCAGATGGTAAAGTATTAGATGTACAACCTTATATCTATGTAGATAATGACAACTTTGTAGATAGTACATATTGTGATGCAACAACTGGAGAGTACTATTTATATGTTCAAAAAGGAGTTCCATTCCATTTTGAAGTACAATTATCAAGTGTTGTTAAATATGAGGAAGAACTTACTTTAAATGCAGATACTATTAAAAATATTACTATTTAAATATGGCTGAAGAAATTAAAAAGGTAATAGATATAGATACTACTAAAAGTACAAAGTCAATCAAGCAGCTACGAGAACAAGTAGCTGGCTTGACTGACGAACTTGAATCATTGGAAATTGGTAGTTCTGACTATTCCAAAAAACTTGAAGAGCTTGTAAGTGCACAAAACAAGCTTAATGTAGCTACTGAATCTATGCAAGGTAAGACTGTAAATGCAGTTAAAGCTTTTGATAGTATTAACCAAGTAGCTGGCGGTCTTGCAGGTGGAGTTTCGGCTGTAAGTGCTGCATTTACTTTATTTGGAAGAGATACAGAGAATCTCCAGAAAACTATGGTTAAGCTTCAAGCAGCTATTGCTATAGTTCAAGGAATTGGAGGATTAAAGGGTTTAGGTGAAGGTGTTCTTAATGGAGTAAAATCATTTAAGGCTTTATCTGTTGCGATGGCTGGTGCTACTACTGCTACTGGAGGTTTATCTGTTGCGATGGGAGTGCTACGAACTGCTATTATATCAACAGGTATTGGAGCATTAGTAGTAGCATTAGGAATGTTAGTAGACTTTGCAATCAAAGCAGCATCTGGAATTGGTGATTTAAAGATTAGTATTTCAGGGTTAAAAGACATAACAGACCAATGAGGAACTAGCTATGCACAAGCTAATACAGAAATTGCTTGATTAGAAAGACAGAGAGAAAGAGATTTAGCTGAAGGTAAAAAGAATGAAATACAAATCTGAAAGGATTATGCTCAAGAATTAGGTAAATTAAATGCTAAAATATCCCAGGAATTTGGAAGTGTAGCTAAAGCTTATAATGATTCATTTACAGATATACTTAAGAGTAATAAATACTTCAGAAAAGAGTTTAAGAAATCTGGATATGACACTTGGGAAGATTATTCTAAGTCGATTCAATGAGGATTAAAAACTAGTTCTAATGAAGTTGATTTCTTTTTAAGTAAGTTAAATGATGATCAAAGAGCTGCTTACGACGAAGCTTCTGGTATCTACAATGCATATATAGAGAAGAGAAATAGTTTAATGCAGAAAACTTCAGAAACTTATGAAAAGGTTAAATTGATGGAAATATCTGCAGAGCGTAAAGCCAGAGAAGAGGCTAAGGCTAACTATCTAAAGAATATTGAAGATGCAAAGAAACGTAACGCTGATTTACTGAAGGTTATCAATGATTTCTATGAAGAGAATAGAAAACTGCTATTAGATGATGAAGCTAGAGAGTTAGATGAATTAAATACCAAATATCAAAATCAATTAGATGCTCTTAAAACAGCTAAAGATAAAGAGCTTATAACAGTTGAGGAATATAGAAAGAGATTAAAGCAAATAAATGATGCTTATGATAAAGAGTATCTAGACAATCAGAACGAGCGGTATCGTAAAGAAATTAATAATAGAATTAATTCTTTAGAACAACTTAGAGAACGAGAGAATAGATTTTTTGATCAAAGGCAATCTGAGTTAGATACTAAATATAATAAGACATATACACATAATGCAGGTCTTGGAAACGAATACAAGACTGCGGGAGATATAAAGAGTGAAAAGAACGATAGAATAACACAATCTAATGAGCTACTTGAAATACAGTTAGGATTCTACGAAAGAGATAATAAAAGAATTGGAGAATTACAAACCACTTTAAAAGAATCGTTTGATAATGGCTTAATAACTCAAGAAGAGTATAATAATGAGTATGCAAGATTAAATGCAGAAAGAGAAGCAAATGATACTGCTGCTGCAAATGCTATTGTAGCTAATGGAGAAAAAATAAAGGCTGCTAAAAAAGATGAAATTAAAGACATTGTAGCTGCTGTTCAAGGAAGTTTTGCTGCATTAGGAAGTTTAGGTGATGCTGTAGCTCAAAACTATAAATTTGAGGCAAATAATTCCAAGAAGTCATTAAAGGAGAGAGAAAAAGCTATGGAAAATTATAAGTCTATAGCTAAAATATCTACCGTATTTAATACCGCTTCTGCAGCAATGAATGCTTATAACTCTATGGCAGGAATTCCAGTAGTAGGTCCTGTATTAGGTGGTATTGCTGCTGCTGCAGCTATTGCTATGGGATTACTTCAAATTAAAAATATTGAAAATGAAGAAATATCTGGTAGTGATGTATCATCTTCAGTATCCGCTCCATCTGCACTTACACAAGCTCCTGTTGAGTATACTCGAAATTTACTTGGAAATAAAGAGACTGATGAACTTAATAATCCAGTTAAGTGTTATGTTGTTGAATCTGATATTACTTCAGCTCAAACTAAGGTAGCAGTTACTGAATCTAATGCTTCATTCTAGAAATGTTTAATGTAACTTTTTTATTCTTATTAACTACAAAATATGAGTAAAAAGGTTACATTAGATATTCTAAAAATATTACAAATTTATAAAGTGCTATATATTAATAAAAATGGAAATTACTTATAATGATCTTCCATTATTTCAGGCAGTGATTACTGATGATTGTGATGGAATAGAATATGTTGCTTTAACAAGCAAACCAGCTACACAAGTTAACTGGGTTGCTTTTAGTAATTCTCAGAAGTTCTCGATGGATGAAGATAAGCATTTAGTAACATCTTGCTTAATGTTAAGTGATACTCCAATTTTCAGACGAGATGAGAAACTCGGAGAATACTACATACAGTATGATAAGGAAACTCTTCGTAAAATGGCAGAGAAGATGCTGTATGATAAGAGAACTACAGATGTAAATATTGAACATTTAGAAGATTCTGATTTAAATGGAATTACTCTACAAGAAATCTATGTAAAGGATATTAATAGAGGAATATCTCCAGTTGAATTCCAGGATGTTCCTGATGGTTCTTTATTTGCCACTTATAAAGTAGATAATCAAGTTATTTGGGATGCAATTAAAGCTGGTAAGTTTAAAGGGTTCTCAATTGAAGGTTTATTTACTTTAGAGAGAAAGTCTGATGAATATGACGAAATAAAAGAGATCCTTAATATGATTAAGAAGATAAAAAGAGTTAAACATTAAAATTATTAATTAAATGAGCAAATTCACAAGAATCAAGCTTGAATTGGCTAAAATGCTTGCAAAGTTCAGTGATATTAAAACTGATAAGGCAGTACTTACTTGGGATTCAGATGAAGACTTACGCGCTGGTATGGATGTATATGTTCAGGATGAGAACGGAGAATACAAACCTGCTGAGGATGGTGAGTATGTAACTGAGGATGGAAAGACGATTGTTGTTAAAGACGGTAAAGTAGAGTCTGTAACTGATCCTAAAGCTGAGGTTGATCCAGAAGAAGCAGCTAAAGCAGAAGTTGATGCTGCTTGTGGAAAACGCAAGGTAGAAACTGCTGAAGAGCCAGTTGATCCTGAAGTAGCTACTGATGGTGACAAAGAAACTGTAACTGATGCAATTGATGCAATTCATCGCGAAATTAATGAGCTTTATGACATTGTTGATAAGCTTGTTAAGAAAGTAGCTGAATTAGAGGGTAAATCTGAAGCTACAGAAAAGACGGTTGAAAAGATGAGCAAAATGAGTGCTGCATTTTCAGCTGAGGAACAGATAGAAGGCAAAGCTTCAATAATGACTGGTAATCCTGTTATTGATAAAAAGCTTAAAAACTTTATTGGTTAATTATTAAATTATTTATAAAATTATGGCAAATAGTCCTGTAATGACTAGTCTTACTGCTTATGTAGAGCAGAGACGTCTTCCTCTTATTAAAGAGGCTGTATTAAAGGCTAAGAGTGCTTCGTTGTTCAATCTTCAAACTGACATCAAAACTAGTGCTGCTCTTAACCTGTTATCAACTGCTATTCAGTTTGGCGATGGCCTAGCTTGTGGTTGGGATGAAGCTGGAACTCAGACTCTTTCTCAGAGAATTCTGGCTACTGGTAATATTAAGATCAATATGGCATATTGTGATAAAGAGATGCTTAAATACTGGACTCAGTATCAAGTACGAGTAGCTGCTGGTCAGAAGACGCTTCCTTTTGAAGAGGATTTCGTAAATGCAGTAGTTGAGAATGTTAAGGCTGCTATTGAGACTGCTATTTGGCAGGGTGATACTGCTTCTGAAACAATTAACCTGAAGTATTTTGATGGTCTGTTAAAGATCCTTGGTGCTGCTGATGATGTTGTTGATGTAGTAATTACTGGAGCATCTGCTTATGATGACATTATGGCTGTTTATAACGCTATTCCTGAGAAGGTTCTGGATGGTGCTTCTATCTTAGTTGGCAGTGATACTTTCCGTAAATTTATCCAGGAGTTAGTTGCTAAGAACTACTACCACTATAGTGGTGAGAATCTTAATGGTGAGATTATGCTTCCTGGTTCGCAGGTTAAAGTAATCGCTGTTAATGGTCTTAATGGAACTGATAAGATTGTTGCTGGTCAGTTAGATAAGAACTTCTTCTATGGTTGCGATATGATGAACGATGAAGAGAAGTTTGAATTGTGGTATTCACAAGATTTCCGCGAATTTAGATTAGCTATTGAATTTAACGCTGGCGTACAGGTTGCATTCCCTGATGAGGTAGTTCTTGGTGCCAAAGCCTAATTTCAATAGAGTTTAACTTTAAATAAGATTGAAATTATATGGCTTGTTTAATAACTATCGCTGGTATTACCCTGGATTGCGAATCTTCGCTTGGTGGTATCAAACAGGTATGGATTACTCAGTACGATAATGTTAAGAGTGTAACTGTAGATGATGAGACTAATCAAATCTCAGCTATTACTCTTGAGTCTTCAGCTAAATGGTATAACTACCAATTCCGCAAAGGTACTGGTTCTCTAACCTCAACATTGAACGTTGACGAAACTGCAGGAACCAACTATGTAAGTAATGAGCTTGCTCTTGTATTTACAAAGATGGAGACTAAGAAAAGAATCGAGATTGCTGCTCTTTCTATTGGACAACTTGTAGTTGTTGTAGAAGATTCTAATGGCAAATACTGGTTCTTAGGAAAAGATGACTATGTAAGCGCTTCCGCTGGTACGGGTGTTACTGGTACTGCAAAAGGTGATCAGAACGCTTATACGCTGACTTTAGCTACTGACTCTGAATCATATCCTTATGAGTTGAGTGCTGAAGCTATTCAAAGTGTTGTAGGTGCTTAACAACAGAAGAGGGGCGAGTATTAATTTACTTGCCCCTTATTTTGTTTATGGACAGATAATTAACTATTTATATTTTATAGAAAATGGCTATTAAATATACAACACCAGAAGTAGCAAAGAATACAACTTCAAGAGATATTGAAGCTTTAGCTGCTCAAGAATGTAAATTACAGGAGAAGTCTGTAGAATATACTCAGAATGCTGAGTTCGTTGTAACTCCAGATGAGGGTTATGATGGTATGTCGAAAGTAAATGTATCTGTTGATGTTGTTGTTCCTACAGTACAAGCTACTAAAGAGATTACAATTACATCTAATGGATTAATAGATATTTTACCTGATCCAGATTATGATGTTATGGAGAAGGTTTCTGCACAAATAAATGTTCCAGTACCAACTCCTACTTTACAAGAGAAACATATAACAATAGATAAAAACCTATCAATGACTGAAGTTAAACCTGATGCTGGCTATCAAGGTTTATCAAGTATTGAAGTAGATGTAGAGATTCCAGTTGAGGAGCATAGAGAAGTTACTATTACAGAGAATGGAACTACAATGATTCATCCTGCAGATGGATATGATTATATGGAGTTTATTGATGTAACTGTTAATGTTACGAATCCAATGAATACATATGATATTACACAAGCTGTAGTTAATTTATATAGGTTTACGGGAACATCTGTTCCTGCAAATGTTGTAGGTTGAGAAAATTTAGTTGATGGAAGATATAAATGTCAAAGATCAAAAATTAAGGAGTTCACTATGCAATTGCCTAAATTAGAAGATGGCAGATATATGTTTACAGAATGTGCTGATTTAACATCATTCACTATTCCAATGCCTGAATTAACAGATGGGTCTAATATGTTTAGCAGAGGTACCTTATCTGGATATAATAGCCTGAAAACACTTAATTTAGACGCTCCTAAATTAGTAACTACTACTAATATGTTTGGAGATTGCATTAGATTAACAGATGTAACATTAAACATTCCATCATACACATCTCAAGAAAGTTCAATAAATCCTATATTTTCAAAATGTAGTGGAATTACTAATCTTACAGTAAACGGTCAGCTTAGAGCAGGATTATATCTATCAGCAAGTACCAATCTTACTACTGATTCTTTAATGTCTGTTATTAATGCATTAGTTGATTTAACAGGGGAGAATAGCAAAACTTTAACATTAGGAGCTACCAATCTGGCAAAATTATCAGATGAACAGAAAGCAATAGCTACTAATAAAAACTGGATATTAGCATAATGGAACATTTACATATTGAGACTAGCATATTTATAAAGTTATACTCTGATGAAGGATATTTTATCACCTCATATAAAGAAGGTGATGATATTAAAGAGTATAGTGCATCAACTATTTTATATTGCCCTTTAACCTTTGATATATCTATTTATAGGGTTATTGATGCAGAAACAAATGAAAGATATTTAAAAGAACAAGAGGAATCTTATAAAAATAAATAATATGGCAAACGAAACTGAAAAGACAATTCTTCCCTATCTTAATGTCCTTGAAGTCGAAACAATAGATAAGTCAAATGTGACTAAAGTTATTGTTATTGACAAGGATGATGAAGTTAAGGTTATGGATGGTTCTCAGTTAGGAACAAACAGTTATTTTGATATTCAAAATAAGCCTGAAATTAATGGAGTTGAGTTAAATGGAAGTATGACTTCTGATGAACTTGGAATTCCGTCAGTTGAAGGTGTTGATAATCAGATTACTGAGAAACTAGCTGACTATCCAACTAAAGAAGAGGTAACTGCAGAGATTACTGAAGCCACTGCTGGAAAGCAAAATACACTTGTTCAAGGTGATGGTATAGTAATTGAAGAGAATACTGTTTCTGCAGATTATAATACTATTCGTAACAAACCATCTTTAAATGGAACTGAATTATCTGGAGCAGCTTCAATAGTACCTGCCATTAATATTCAATCAGTCCCATCTAAAGTTACTTTAGCTCCTGTATTTGGTAATCAAACTGGAGAAGCAGTTGAACTTCCAATATATAATACAGAGACTAATCAAGCTGGTATTGTTAATGGTCCTCTATATGCACAATTAGCAGATAAATATACCAAAGCTGAAATTGATGCTTTAAATACAGCTATTAATAAAGAGATAGCTTCAAAACAGGAAACGCTTACAGCAGGAAAGAATATATCTATTATAGATAATGTAATCTCTGCTTTTGAGAATCATTTCTTACTTAATTTAGATGAGAATGATCCTGTAAGACAGAAACATATCTATGACTTTATTAGAACTAATCTGGACTTCTATTTATTCTGCCAGATTACATATAAAGGTGATATTATAGTTATTCCTGTTGCAACTATTGAACATCCTGAAACTATTGATTTATATGGTTATTATTTCCAAGATAATGGTGTATTAGTAGTTATTAATGCAATCTTAGTAAATAATGGTAATATGACTGTTAAAGTTACTGAGGTTGATCTTACTAATAAAGGATATACTAAAGATGAAGTAGATGAGAAACTTGCAGCTAAGCAAGGTGTATTTACTCCACAAGCTCCATTAGCTTTTAATGAAGATAAATCCCAATTATCTGTAGATTTATCTGGATACCAACCAGTTGGTGATTATGCTTTAAAGAGTGATATTCCAACTAAAGTTAGTGAGCTTACTAATGATTCTAACTTTGTAACTGAAGCAGAGGTTTCTGGAGATTTAGCAGGTAAAGCAGATAAGACTTATGTTGATGAGCAGCTTGCTACTAAACAGCCTGTAGGAGATTATGCAACAAAAACAGAACTTGCTGGTAAAGCTGATTCTTCTGTGGTAGAATCTTTATCTACTCAAGTAGCAACTAATACTTCAGATATATCAATTATTAAAACAAAACAAGAAGAAGATGGAGATAAGATTGATTCTCTTGATAAAGAGATGGCTACTAAGCAAGATTTACTTGTAAGTGGAACTAATATCAAAACAATCAATAGTCAGTCTTTACTTGGAGAAGGTAATATAGAAATTGAAAGTGGTTCTAATATTCCATTTCTATTTATAAATTCCATTACTCATCTTTCTGGAGATTTCGCTGCTGTTAAGAATGCTATAGCTAATAAAACACCATTTGAGCTTTATTATGTAAATATTCTAGGTTATGGTGATATAGCAGCTCCAGAAGTATGTTTTGTTTCAGGAGAAAATATTCAAGCTACTTTCCATTTTGAAAGTACTACAGCTAATCATACTGTAATTCAAACTACTATTACTCCAACTGGAGTATCAGCAGATACTAGTTATCATAGTTATCAAGAGCAACTAGTTTCTGGTACTAATATAAAGACTATTAATGGTGAAAGTATTTTAGGAGAAGGTAATCTTGAAATATCTGGAGGTGGAGGGACTACTGACTATACTCAGTTAACAAATAAACCTCAGATTAATTCTGTTGAGTTATCTGGCAATAAGAGTTTATCAGATTTAGGTATTCAGCCTGCTGGAAACTATATTGAAGCTGGAACTGGAACCCAACCTCAAATAAATACTATTACTGTTCTAACTCAATCAGAATATGATGGTTTATCAACTAAAGATCCTAATACACAATATTTAATTGTAGAATAATATGAATATTAGAGATGATTTAAAAACATTTTATGTAGGTGACAGACAAGGTACTGCTATTTATGTTGGCAGTACCAAAGTCTGGCCTATATGTAATCCACAAATAGTTACAGTTGCTAATCCAGTTCCTCAAGGCACTACAATAGTTGATCCTTGTAGTTATGTATTTAGCAGTTATGATGGAACTATAAATGATATACAAAGGGATTGAATGGGTAGAGGATCTGGCCTTACTTCTACAGTAATTAGTTTTACTGCTGATTTAAGTGAATTAGCCCTTAATATAGATGGTGTACCTCTTTGTAGTATTATAGGTTCTGCTCAAACATATGCAGATGTAAAGTTAAATAGTGGAGATTTAAGTAGAAAAGGAGGGTTTTTTAAAACATCACATTTTGATCTAAATAACCAGGAGATTACTAATCTTAATGAAGCATATGGAAGATGGTCTAGTGAATTTCAATTTTGGGGTCAAACAATACATAGTGCTACTTTATCTAATGTTAAAATACCTACAACTACTAAAGAAGTAAGTGCAAATTATTTATTTATTGGAGTAAAAATAGATAATAATGATTTCTCTGTAATGAATAATTTTCAAAATCTTGTATTAGTAGATCCAAAATGAGCATTTGCAGAAACTGCTGATGGAGCTACTAATATAGATAATATAACGATTAATATTCCCTTTAAAGGAGATTGTAATCATATGTTTCATAGAGCATTATATCTAACAACTATTCCAAGTAATTTTACCTTTACTGGAATTACAGATATAAGCTATATGTTTAGTACTTGTAGTAGATTAACAGCTACACCAGAAATAGATTGCCATCTTGTTACAGATTGTACTAGTTTTGCTGCAAATTGTCCAGAATTAGTAACTGTAGGAGCTTTAAATGGATTAGGAGAGAGTTTAACTAAAGGAGGAGTTCTTTATTTTGCACAATCTCCAAATTTATCTACAGATTCATTACAAACTATAGCTGAATCTATTGGCACAGCAGTAGCCTCTTATACAAGTATATCATTCAAATCTACTGCATATGATAAATTAACAAGTGAACAGAAATCATTAATCGCTTCAAAGAATTGGAGCATAAATCGAATTAGATAATTATGATTATACTTAAGAATACTAAAAATACACAAACTTTTTATGTAAGTAAGAAATGTGGTATTGAACCTGGACAACTTCCTGTTGGTTCTTATACTAAGATTGAAGCAGATGAAAGATTTCAACCTAAAGGTAATTACATTTCTGAGGAGAAAGCAGAAGAGTTAATTAATACTAAAGTAACAGAAAGTATTGAAGATCAAGTTCCACCTTTAGTAGATCAATCTATTGATGCTAAACTTGTTCCAATTAATACTGAGATTACTAATCTTAAAGGAGAGGTTCAAGAATTAGAAACTTCTAAAATGGAAGTATTTCAAGCTAATCAACCTCTATCTTTACATAGAAATGGAGAAGGTCTGCAATTATCTGTAGATTTAAGTAACTATGCAACTAAAGCAGAAATTCCTGATACTAGTGATTTTGCTACTAAAGAAGAGCTTACAGCTGTAGAGAATAAGATTCCTGATGTATCTGGATTAGCTACGAAAGATGAAGTTGCACTTAAAGCAGATAAAAGTGAGTTATCAAACTATGTAACTACAGATGCATATAATACAAAGATGACAGAGTTAGATGGAGAAATTTCAGCTATTCAAGCTCAGATTGGTAATATTTCAACTACTCTTGATACAATTAATGGTGAAGTAATCTAATATGGCAAATACAATTTCTGATAAATTAACGTATCTTGAAGGTACTAAGAGTGCCATTAAAGATGCTATTGTAGCTAAAGGTGTTGCTGTATCAGATTCAGATACCTTTAGAAGCTATGCAGATAAGATAGGACAGATTTCTGGAGGTGGAGGAAAGATTAATTTAAATGATTATGGATTAACATTTGCACATTCTAGTATGACACAAGAGCAATATGATAATATAGAATATTCTCTTCCAGATAATATAAATTATTGATTTGATGGGGCTAATTTTATATCTACAATAGATATATCAAGTCATATTGATCTGTCTAAAGTATATGATGCTTCATATGCCTTTCAAAACACATATAATATATATATTGATAATATAAGAACTAATGTTGGGGGTAGTTACTCATTTTCTGGATTTCAAGGCACACTAAATAATTTAGAATTAATTAATCCCTTACCCTCTAGTAGAAATTATGCAATAAGAACATTCTTTAATGCTTCTAATTTACCAACTACTTTAAAAGTGATAAATGAAGTTGATACTGGTGTATCATCTTTACAATTTTTCTTTTATTCTGTTAGCAGTAATGTTCCTGAAATTGAAGTTATTAATGGACAACTAGCTTTATATCATTACTTTAATTCATATAATGAGGGTGTTACAACAGTAGGAAAAATTAAATTAAATAATTGCACATTAATAGAAGATCTAAATAAAACTTCAATATGTGCATTTGCTAATACTACTGTTACTTATTTTGGGGGTGTTGAAGGAGCTGATAAAAGTATGAATTTAACAAATTTTAGAGCACTAAATAGTCAATCAGTAACCGATATTATTACAAATGTTAGTGATTTAACTGGAAAGGATACCAAAACTTTAACTTTTTATACTAACGTTTATAATGCACTTACTGAAGAACAGAAATCATTAGCTACATCTAAAAACTGAACTTTAGCGTCAGCATAATTTTTGTCAGTTTTTATTTTTCTTAGTACTTTGAGTGAGTAAAAAACTTGACATTAAAGGAGGCTTAGGTCTCCTTTAATTATTTTAATACATTAGTAAATTGGTTTATATTTTAAGAAAAAGATATGTAAAACTAATGTAAATTGCTGTAAAATATGAATTATACTTTATTAATGCAAAATACAACTACTAAAGAAGTTTATACATTTAATCTTGAAAATCAGAATTATTCTGAGAATATCTACTATAAGTTTGATATTACACTTCAAGAAGGAATGAGAGACGGTGAATATCAATATATTTTATTTACTAATCCAAATAAATTTCAAGTTATAGTTGATGTAAACAATCCATTTAGATCAGAGTTATATGGCAATCCAGTTATTCTGGTTACATATAATAATACTCTTACTAATGGTACTCAGATATTAGTTGCTGGTAAACCAATACCTATATTGGGAACAGGATTAATAAGAATTGGAGATTATGAGAATAATAATTATCAATACGACAAACCTAATACATACGTAAGTTATGAGCGAAAATAAAACAAAAGTTCAGTTAAGTGCTATTGATCCATTTATTGCAAGTAATATCGTATTACCTACAGAAACTAAAGTGAGGGGAAAAGATTATGTAATGTGGGGAGAAGATAACAAATATCCATTATATCTATGGGATTTATATTTAAATGTTGCCACTCTCCAATCCATTATTAATGGTTCTGCTGACTTTATTGTTGGTAACGATGTTAAATGTAATGCTCCAGGATTTGAAGTAGTTGTAAACAAGAAAGGTGAAACAATAGTTGATATAATGAGAAAAATCACTATTGATAAGATGATATTTGGAGGTTATGCTATCCAAGTAATTAGAGATATGCTCGGAAGAGTTGCAGAGATCTATCATATTGATTTTATGAATGTAAGGTCGAGTGAAAAGAATGATGTATTATATTATGCAACTGATTGGACAGCTTGGTCTGTAAAAGCTATAAAATATCCAAAATTTGGAGCTGGGGATGAAAATCCAGCTAGTATATTTTATAATAAAGGTTATATAACAAGAGGAGTATATCCTATTCCTGTTTATGGGGCTGCTATTTTATCTTGCGAAACTGAGAAAAATATTAATGAATTCCATTTAAATAACATCAATAATGGATTTATGGGTAATCTTATTATTAACTTTAATAATGGGGAACCTACAGATGAAATTAGAGAGGAGATTGAGAGGAATATTAATGAGAAGTTCTCTGGTTATCAGAATGCTGGCAGAATATTGATTTCATATAATGCAGATGAGGCAAATAAGACTACTATTGAAAGATTAGATTCTGATGATTTTGATGAGAAATATCAATCATTATCTGAGAGAACCAGAGATCAAATATTCTGTGCCTTCAGAGCTAATCCTAACTTATTTGGAATTAACTCAGATTCAACTGGTTTTAATGAGCAAGAATTTGAATCTTCATTCAAGCTTTATAATAGAACTATGATTAGACCTATTCAGAAAGAGATTTGTGATTCATTTGATAAGATCTTTGGAATGCAGAATTCAATCACAATTTCACCATTTAGCCTTAATGAAGCTGATACTAAACAAGTTGAATAATGGAAAATAATTATAGAAATGTACTATTAATATCTGAAGATTATATAAAATCAGAATCTAATCTAGACAATAATGTTTCTGGTAAATATCTTCAGTCAGCAATTAAACTTGCACAAGATATTGAGCTTCAGTCATTAATTGGAACTAAGCTCTTAGAAAAGATTCAGAAATTAGTAATTGATTGAAAAGATCCAAATAAACCAGTTCATCCAATAGAACCTCCTATTTATGATCCTACTTCAATAGATGACCCAGAAAATCATAGATATAAAGAATTGCTAGATTACTATATTCAGCCTTATTTACTTTATCAAGTATTAAGTGAGATTACTATACCCATCTCATTTAAGCTGAGTAATTTTGGGGTTATGAGGACTGATGATGAGAAAGATTTAACTTCTGATATTAGCCAAGTTAATCTTATTAAGAAATATTATAGAGATAAAGCAGATTTCTTTAAAACGAGATTACAAAATTGGGTAATTACATATTATAATGATTTTCCTGAATTGTATTCTTATAAACCTCTTAAAGATATGTATCCAAATATGTATTCAAGTTCATCTTGTACTATTTGGTTAGGTGGAGCTAGAGGTAAAGGTTGGAGATATAATTCTTGTGAAGGTCCTCTGCAAAGAGCTTATGATTTCCCTTCAAGTGATAACAATAAAAAGAGTAAGTAAGATGACGTATTTTGAATTAATAAACAATTTAAAAGCTTGTGCTCTTGAAGAACCCAATATTAATTTTGTAGGAAGTAAGGATATATATGAACTTAATAGTATCCCAACTATTGAATATAATGTATTTTATATAACTCCAAATACATTTAATATGGATGAGGATACTATTACTTACTCTTTAAATCTCTATTTTATAGCAAGATGGGATGAAACTGATAATAATCAGCTTGAAGAGCAATCAGCTGGAATATTAGCATTAACTAATATAATTAACCGATTTAATAACCAATATCCAGAAGTTGATATTTCTTATCCTTTAATTTTTACTCCATTTTATCAGAAGTTCAAAGATATTTGTACTGGAGTATTTGTTAGAGTTGATTTAGCTGTAGACAATACTCTGGGTACTTGTTCTGATAATATGTAATGGAAAATAAATTAAACTGGTTTGGAAAGGTATTAGAATGAGTAGATAAATATGGACTGTGGAAAATAATTAAAGGTGGATTTGGATTTATATTTATTTCTTATGTAATAATTATAAGTACTAATCCAGGAATAATATATGATAAAGTTGTAAGTTATATAGAAACAGTTCATAATACTAATCAAGTAATACGACAAGAAGTGGATCTTAATGTTAGATATATCCTTAAAGATCTTTTAAATACGAATGCAGATAGAGCTTGAGTTATTGAGTATCATAATGGCAGTTCAGGATTAGGAGGATTACCATTCACTTATGGAATTATGAATAGTGAAGAAACAGAACCTGGAGTTGCTCCAGTTTCAAGTCACTATAAAGACTTCCTATTATCTGATTATTTATTTATATTGGAAACATCTAAAAAAGGAGGATGATTTGGAGATGTTGAAGATATAAAAGAATTAGATAGAAGAATGTATTATACATTTAAATCTAATGATGTTAATAAGATAGCAATATTCTATTTAAAATCAGAAGATAGAGATATTGGAATTTTAGGATTATCTTATTGTGATAATGAGATGCCAGTTGATACTTGAGTAAAACTAAGAG